CAAGCCATTGTTTATTTTTTGGATCATTGATACTTTTATTGATGCGATCGATAAATTTTCTATTTCTATCACTAGGATTTCTACTTTTTGATCTTTGAAGAGAGGACATCAAATCTTCTTGACCTGAAAAGATATCCCTTTGATCAGCATCTCCACCACGTCGTGAATAATATTCTTGTAATGGACTCATAATAACCTCTTAAATTTTCCAATATTCAAAACACCAAACCATCTGAGTGATGGGAGATCCTGTCGTATTGTTTATTTGTACACTTTGATTTGTAGTGCTTACATCAATGAATCTAACATAAATCTGAGGATCATTCAAAAAATAAAATGTTGTCCCAACAGTCGCTGCACCAAATCCATGCACCGGATTTAAACTTGTTACGTAACTAATTAAAACTGGAGTCATAACTGCTGGATTGGATTGCAATGGCAATGTTGTTATTCCAACAGGAATTGGATTTCCTCCATTGAATGCAATTAAATCAAAAGTTAATCTAAAAACAAAATTTGATTCTCTTACACCATCAGATACAGCTGTAAACCACTCTTGAGCAGTAATTAGTTCAACTTTTTCATATTTTGCATTTTCTTTTAGGTTTAAAATATTAGCTGTATTTCTTTCTCTTATGGTTAGGATTTCTCTTAAAAGTCTTGGATCTTCGGGAAATTCTTGATTCGGAGTAAGATAATTTGATTGAGTATTGATAGGACCAAAACTTGATAGCGTCATCCTCGAATTCTCCCCATAGGTTTCGTCCAAATGACAAACCCTTGCAATTCAAATTGCGCTGCTCCTTTTACCGGATCTGCAAGTTGACCGTCACTTAATGAAAATTGCAATTGATGCATGTGAGCACTAGCTCCTAAATATACCCTTGTATATTGAGTATCTCCTGTGGGAAAAAGCTCAGAGAGATCTTGATTATATAGAAATCCAGCAGTGATATAAGTTAGATTTGTCGTATCCAAAGGAATAGTGAAAGTGACATTATCGACAACGGTCGATACAAATGACTGGTTATTTAGAGAATTTCCTATCGTTCCTACAATATTGTCTAATAGAGCTAATTGATTATTTTGAAGGCCATGATCTGAAACAGTAACGATCGTTGTTGGATTTCCAGGTGTAATGGAGGAAATATTAATCACCCCTCTTGAATAGAGTTCTGCTGTTTTAATGGTGACGGGTTCTTTTTGATCATCAATATAATGATAAATCGTTATTTCTCCATAAGGCAACGCTGTAATATAGAGGTCTAAATAGGCAAGTTTGCACTTTAGTCCTTGTTCAAAATAAGGATTGAATCTCTTTGTCGTGATACTAAAATTAAAATTAGTGTCATTATCACTTGTTGGAGCTTGATAAAATTCAAACATGAAGTAGACATTTCCGTTTAAATCCCCTCCTGTAATATAAGGAAAATCCTCATTTGCTCCTGATCCAAACACCTGCCATGTTGCATTAGGACTATTGTAATTAGTCCATTTATTGTTAGGAGCTCCAAGACTAGACCAAATAAAATCCCCGGCAGTATTTCTATAAGCTCCAAAGCAATTAATTGTTAAAGGAACATTTTCCCCGTTTACAGTTTGCTGTGGATTATAAATTGTCCAACTTTTATCGATGTAATTATAGGCATAAATTTGTGTGCAAGTTGATGAATTTTCTGGAATGAAAGTCCAATAGGCAAAGTTTCTATAGAAATCTCTAATCCCTTGAATTTTATTTAATCCTGAAATATTGACATCAGTTCCCTCTACACTAAAAGAATCATCAGGAATATCTAAATCAATTCTTGCAACGCTATTTGTATCCGAACCAATCCAGGCATATCGACTAAAAAACAATGCTGCATCATCAAAAGCTATATTGCTATAAGTCGATTCACAACCATATTGTGTGTTGAGTCTTTCCCAAAAAAAAGGTTGGATTTCACTTCCAGTATAAGTTAAACGCCAGGTTGATCTTTGAAATGTTACAATAAGAATATCTTTAACTATTTCTGCGGATACAATTCTTTGACTAGTATCTGCATCTAAAAAACCACCCTGATTGATAATATCACTTCTCCATGCATTAACATCTATACCATATCCTGGAGCTGGTTTATGGGTTGCATCATTGGCAATATAAGGTGTTCCTCTTGTTGTCCATCTCGCACGATTAGGGAATTTATTTCCATTTTCAGTGGTATTTAAAGCAACAAGTCGTCCTTTATAAGGAAGAATAATCAAACACGCATCTAATGTTACGTTTACAGGGCCTGGAGCAACAGAAACGATAGGTTGATACTGAGTCCAATTATTTGTCACATTCCAATAATTGATATGATCTGCGGAAAGATTATTTGTAACCCAAAGTGATCCTGCATAATTTGATGCCCAAAAATAATCATTAGGACCATTGCTAAAAGAAAAAGGAGTTGCATCTGGACGAAAAGTAACATCTAGAAAACTTTGAGTTCCATCATCGAATAGATAAGATTTTGTAAGACTAAAAGCTAAAAGTCTTTCTCCTAATGTTGCAGGGTCTATCCAATTCTTTAATCCTTGTACAGGTTTATCTCCTGCTGGCAATGGAGCTAGTAATCTAAATCCTTCTCTTTTTCTAACAACTCCTCTTCTTGCATATGCATCAGAAATCTGAGGAAAAGCTGTAATTCCAGTAATCCAAGGCTTATACCATTTTTTAAGCCCAGAATTGTCAAAAGGTGCAATAAGACGAGCCTCGTAAGCCATTTAAAATCCCACTGCCCAATAATTAAAATTGCAATTAGCAAAACTTGTGAAACCTGCTAAATTTAATGTAAATTGATTAGCTAGATAATTATTTGTGCTCCAACTTACGCCGGCAACAACAGGTGAAACTCTTGGTGTGACAAAAACAAGATATGCATTTCCATTTGGAAAAGTTGATGCAAATGAAACAACTTGAGATGTAGCTAACATCTTTACAACACCATAATTAATCATTAGAGGACGATTTGTACCTGGTGTATTTCCGCCGGGAAGATAAGTCCAACCACCAGTTTGGTTTGCATTAATGACTGCTTGTGCTCCAAATGTAGCAATAGTACCGCCATTACTGTAAGTTAACTGTGAAATTACACCGCTTGCCGATCTATAAAATAATTCCTTATCGGGAGTGAGATTAGCTGTTTTGGTATAGAATTGACCTGGTGATCCTGGTGCTGCTCCTGGATCGATGGCTTGATTAACAAATTTAATGATTGTGTGATAGCCTTCTCCTACTATTCCATCATTTCTAGTCCCGTTAGCCGGCCCAATTTGATGATCAGAATGCAAGGTATTTGCAAAATACAAATTATTAGCTTCCATTAAAGGTTGATCAAAAGCCAGTGTATCACTAGCTATAGGAGCATCGACTAAAGTATTGGGCATAAATTATCCTTAGTAATAGGGCCAGATCGGCCAAGCATTTGTTAACCCATCATCTGTTTGCGAATAAATGGTATGAATTCTATTTTGAGCGATTTGTTTTAGAGTCTTTCTTTGACAAAGCAATTTTGCTTTTTCATAATAGGGTGTATAAGCTGCATATTCTTGATGATCTCCATCTTCTGCGAAGATCTTTAATGAAGCTCCATAAGCAATCAATTGCCAAAATTCATTAAATTGAGGAAGGTCTGTTGGCAAACTTCCACTATTCCCACTAAAACCCTGAATATTTCCTGCTGAATCAATAGAAGGCCTTACGGTTGCATTGGTTGCCGAACTCATGACAGTAGTAGGCAAAAGATATGCCATCATCTTTATCGTATAAACATCATTTGGAATTGGTCTGAGGAAAACTTGTTGTTGCCAAACCATGACATCTCTTGGTCTTGATGCAACGTAAGGATGATAATGGCAAGATCCCTTCGTTCCATTTACAGGAATATTCACATAAACAATAGTCACAGATCCTGTTAGATAATCAATTGTTCCTGTTCCTGGAGTAATCCCTGGACTAGGAGGTGGCAAAGGACCTGTGTATTGATTACTAATTAATGTTCCTGGATTTACAAACTTTTGTTGAGGTGGCAAATCAAGGGGAATTGGTTGATCTGAATCAGTAAATGTTTCTAAAGCAGGTGATGGGTTCCCGTCTATATTTGGAATCAAACCAATAGTCACAGATCCTTGTTGAACGGGAGTTTGAGTTAAAGTAAAAGTAAAAGATTGAGTATTCCCATCAGGAAAAAATAAATTTAAATCGATGAAGTCAAATTCGGGCCAAACTGCATAAAATCTATTTGGATCTTGAAAGAATTGACCTTGATAATTATCGACATAAATCGGGTCATAAATTTGAATAACATTTTCTGGTATTGAATAAGTCCCACAATTTGGGAAAGTCGTAAAAGTATAGAAATCGCGAAGACGAAGAGATCTTAAATCCTCTGGCATGTCATAAAGATAATAATCATTAATATAATCATCTATTCCAGATGGGGATGTGATGCTCACTTCACCAATACTTGAATCAGGCAATTGACCAAAATCAAATTTACCGGTGATCTTTCGGATAGTATATCTTAGACGATTGAGATCCCAAGTTGTGCTCATAAATAACCTTATTTATCAAGATGCTGTTCAATCAAAAACTTTCCACGTGGAATTTTTTTTCCTGTTTTTAGAGGCTGACCTTTTTCATCTTGAATATAAGAATGTTCTTCTCTACAAAATTCTTCATTTATCCATCTTGCTACTGAAAAAGGAATTGTAACACGTTGGTTATCGGAAAGAACTTCTCTAAAAGGCTCTTGATGTTTATAGAGTTTAAGAGTGAAAGGTTGTGATAATCCAGGCGTTTCAATATTAACAAATGTTCCTATGACCTTATGATCAGTTTCAGGAGTCATTGCAAAAATAGATTCCGTATTTACTGGAGTACGATTCAATTTTTTATGAAATAGAGGCTCTTTTCTAATTTGTTCTGGAGCGATTGCATTTTTAGCCATTTTCCTCTCCTAAAAAGGGATTTCTGAAGTTGAATTATTTAATTCCGCATCATCTACGGTTGTTTCGCAATAATTATTATTTATCTGCCAGTCTAAATCTAATATTGGTGTAGGTCCTGAACCTACACACAATACTTCTGCTGTAAATCCTGGAAAAGGAGGAACAACAAAAGGTGTAAAATTTCTACTATCGACATTTACACCAGGAGGTATTTGCGAATATTGGCAACTAAACGTTGTTGAAGACAACACCGTTACACTTACAGTTTGATGGTTTAATTCAACCATTCCATAATTTTGTGGGACATTTAATCTCACAACATTTCCTGTAAATAAACCATGATCAGAAGAAGTGGTAACAACTGCTGGTATGGCTTGTGTTATATCCGAAATAGGGCTCCTTGGTGGTGTAAATGTCATATTACCTACTGATCAGCTCTCCACGCAGTCCAAGCAAACGTATCACCGGCTACGATACCGAATACAGTTGCAGAAGCTGTGTTTAAAAGAAGAGATCCAACAGTGAACCCTTGAAATGAAACGTTTTCAGTTGCATCTTCAATGGTATCATTATTATAAAAACCTGCTGAAGTAATCTGAGGACCTGATCCAATCGGAATCAATTGAGCATAATTAATAGGAATAACAGATGATAATGGCCATGCAAATGCAGTAAATGCACTTGTGTCCAATCCATTATTCAAACTAAATGGTCCAGTTGTTCCACCAAGAGTAACTTGGTTATCACTAACCGCAGATACAATTGCAGTCAAATTATTCGCTTGTGTCATTCCAAAACCTTGTGGAACACGAATACGAACGACTTGACCAACAGTTAAGCCTAAGTTAACAGTAGTTGTTACAACCGCAGGATTTGCAGCTGAAATATTAGCAATCACTGAGCTCTTAGGATAATAATAAGGAGGAACAGTTACCAATTGAACAGCGAAGACTTCTGCTCCATCTGTAAAATTAGCTGTATTCATCCATCCAGCATTTTCAATACTAAATGTTGTAGAACTAAGAACTTGATAAACGGTAAAAAATAATCCGCCCAAAGTCTTATTAACTGTATTTCCGGTCATCAAAATCAAAGCACCAGGAAATAGTGTGGAAGTATATGCCACAGTAAATATTCCGGTTGCTTTAGCTGTATTAGAACCAACAATTTTTGGTCCTAACAACAGACTATCAGCGCTAAGATTTGGAGGACTTACTTGACCATTATATTGACTAATTCCACCAGTAAGAAGTCTTGAAATGGAAGAAGTCGCAGCTGATGGAGTGATTGCTTCTACTAATGTAAATGGAGTTGAATAGGAAGCAAATTCTTGCTGCCATACCGCTCTATAAATATCATAGAATGCATTAGAGTTAACTGGGGGTGCCGCCGCAGTCATTGAAGAGATCGCTCTCATATTGATCAATTCAACTTTTGTTGGCAAAAATCCACAATTAACTTTTACAGTCGTTGGAATTGAACCTGCGACACCAACTGTTCCTGCTACAAAAGTTCCTTGTCGCATATCGCGTCCTGGAAATGTCATAAATTACCTCCCTTAAACTGAGTGAGTCGCGCGAAGATTGAAAATCCACGCATCGTTAAGGATCCTAGGTACTTGCGCCATTTTCCATGCTCCAAGTTGCAACCTACGCAGTGGGTCAGTAGGACCACCTGGTGGTGTGTAAATAAAGCTAGCTGTAGCAGTTGTCAAATCTACCATCGCATACGCTTCTTGCGCTGTGATGAAGACATTGTAAATATTGTTACCATTTAAAGAAGCATTAGGTGTTATAGAGCCTTTTGAGCTGTACAAGAATCTAACGTTTCCAACGGATCCCCATTCGGCATTCAACACATTCATGTTAGATGGATATTGCGCTTGAGAAATAAAACCTACGACAGATTCTAAGTCATCAAGAATCGCTGTATTCATCATACCCCAGAACGCTTCACGAACTGGAGCTGTACCAAATTTCAATGTACCTTCGATATTGTCAGAGATCATTATTGCATCATTACCGAGCAATGCAATCACTACTGCCTCAATATCACTTCGGCTAAGCTCACTTGGAGAGTCACCATTTGTTCCACCAGTGGAGTTAATAACTGACGCTGTGGAAGCTAACATGTTACGGATGAGTTCATCTTCCGTTTCACGCATTGATTGGGCCAACAAAGACACTGTTTGGTTAAGAACAGGGTCTTGGTTAATAAACATTACTTGCTATCTGTTACTTGTTGACCAGTTATCTTGAGTTATATCCACCTATAATGGAATTTTACTATAACTGGCGGGCCAAATCATCTCTGCTGGCCTCTCTACATTTCTGTAGAGTTCCGAGCACCGCATCTATAAAGTTGTTGGATCAGACCAATTCAATTTATCAGGTATTGATTCAACTATCTTATAGTCTTCTCGCTTGCTACTGTCAGGCTGATAATGAAGTTTTGGATTAGGATAACAATTCATAATATTGGCAAAAGAAGAAATGATTTCTTTATCACTTCCTTCAAACCAATCTGAAAATTTTGAAATTGTTGTTATCGTTTTTTTACACATTATCTTGCCCCTTGTTGTCCTTCGTTTAATGTCTTGGCAATTCAACCCATTCAATTAAAATTAATCCTAGTGGATGTTTCCAATAACTGAATTTAGGTTTTGACCAATCCATTTTTAAGCCGCTAGGAGTTTCAAGTCTATCAGAGAAGATTTTACACGGACCAAGTCATCTAAATCCGTGATGGTTACATAAGTGCCATAAAAATCAAGTCGTGCATCAATATCAACAGCACTCAAAATCTGTCCTGGAGGTGTAAGTCCAGAATCTGGAAGCGGTACTGTTGCGGTTGCTAAATTCGTATATCTACGATATCGAGCAATACGTCCACTATTAGGTGGAAGTTCTTTTTTTAACGCCATTTGTTTGTGAATCAGTTTTGGCATAGGTCTGGACAATAAAACGTTGTCAAACCATTGTTGAACTGGAGGTGGAAGGGCGTTAGATGTTGTAATTGTCATCTAATTTAATTTCCAATTTAGGCCCGTCTCGCATATTTTTGCGATTCTTCCCAAATCTGCTGGGGACTCATATTACTTACATCCTTGGCCATTGACTTCAAATTAGTACCTGCGGCATTCGAACTGACAGGCCTTTGGGTGTTTTTTAATATCTTTTCAGCCTTAGGACTAGTTGTTTGTTTTGTCACAGTTTCCTCATATGAATCAGAAAGTTTGCCAAGTTTATAAGCAGTATCAGCCGGATTTCTGGATTGCTGAATCTTATATGCTAGTGCGGGGTCGTTTTTAATCATTGGAAGAGCATAGTTTTCAATCACATAATCATAGTCATCATATTTAGAACGCGCTCTTTCTTCTGAATTCTGAAGATTTTGAGTCTGCGCATATTCTTCAACTGCATGTTTTGCAGCTAAACTTGCCTCTTTTCTAGCCAGTTTTTCAGCCATTTTTCTAGCTTGAGAAACAGTCAAATTATCTTCTGGATCAAGGTCAGCGAATTCATCTTTTTCCGGCTCTTGCACTTTTGGCGGTTGTGCTAACCGAGATTCGAGTTCTTCAATACGTTGTTTTTGATATTTTAGAACTTCATTCGCCCTTTGCCAGTTGATTGCTTGAACATCTTCTTTTTGAGGAACCTCTTCTTTGACTTCGATTTGTGGTTGTTCTTCTACAACTTCCGGTACAGAAACTTCTTCCTGTACTACATTTTCTTCTGTCATATTATCCTCTGGACTTGGCGACAGTCCTATTTCGCCCTAAGTTTATTGCCCTTTTAGTCGGCACCACTAATAAGCAAGAATTTTATCTAGATCTGAGATCTTAGATAATTCCTTGAGACTTCCTATAACTTCTGGAACAGGCTCATTTGTCCCTTCCATACTCCACGTAGGCCATGAACCCGGGAGTGCATATTCAATTGTTAATTGATTTTTTTTGTTATCTACTCCAAAACAAAGACACGAAAGCATCATTGGAGGCTTGTGCTTAAAGATGACTAGTCTCTTCATCTTAATAAGTCTTTGATCATTGGGATAAGGCTTTGCATGAAAGACAATATAATATTTCTCTTCCTGCTTTTTGCATTGATCCATATCAATGATTTCTTCAATATCCTTCATCAATCTTCTAGCCATAGCTTGGCGAGTTTCTCCAAGCTGCTGCCCTGATGTTTCGTAAGGAACAGTGAGAGTCATGCAAATTTACTAAATTTTGAACGGCCAAGCTTCACTGCATCTTTTTTCTGCCATTCATTGTTATCTTTCATGTACTCATTTCCTCTCATGTCATTATCAGGAAACATATTCTTGGTAGGTTGAAATACCTCATCATCAGAATCGTAACCTTTATCAAACTTATGAGCTCCCTCAAGCATTGGAGGACCTTTATCAGGATTACTTCTTTTGAGTGCTGCAGCACCTTCTTTGGATCTAGACATAACAACTCCTAAAAGTGTTAAAAATTTTTTTAACTCGAGCTACAGGTATAAGATATTAAGAGAGATAAATCAAGATATTTCTATCAAGAAATTATTTTAAAAATTAGACTTAAAACAAGAATAAAAAGTTAAAAGATATGGCTAATCCAGTCCCTAGACCAGATAGATCCTGGTATGCCTATGCTGATTTTGATCCCCCTATCGATTCAGAAGTTAACACATATGATGGTAGGAAATTCCGCAAGTTATGTTTTCACCAATTATTTAAAGCAAATGGTCAGGAATTTAATTTCTTCTACAACTGTAGAAAAAATAAGCTATACGAAAATATCGTATGGTGGAAACCATCTCATGAAAAACCAATATCTAGAGGAAATTGATGTTAGATAAGATTTTAAGCAATGGATTGAAAATTGCAGGAATTTTAGCGCTGATTTTTATCATCTATTTGATGGCAATCGTCTTTATGATTTCTGAAGATATCATAGCATTGATAAGAAAGTTCATTTGACATAGTTTTATGATTCCTCAGCAAACTGGCCCTTTCTACTATCTTTTCACCGAAGAAGAAGAAAAAGCAATTGTTGAAGCCATGGAACTCGACGAAAAGACTCAAGCTACTACACCACCGCCCACTCCCCATAATTCTCCTAAAGGTCAAATAAACTCCGTTCGTGAAGATTTTGAAAGAACAGATGTGGTTCCTCAAACACCAGAAGTTAATTTACCTCAAGATGAAGAAGAAGAATTAACGAAATCTGAAGAAAATCTCATAAAGGCATTCGAAGAAGATCAAGCAAGACGTCACAAGCAGAGACTAGATCAATTCAAAAGAGACTATCAGGCCAAGATGTTTAAAGATGTTTTTGATGGATGGAAACCACCCAAACCAAAGAAATCTCATGATAAATAATGTATATTTCACAAATATGCATAGAAAATTGTGAAATTTATGTACGTTAACATTTCACATATAGTTTATCTTTTTGAAAATTCACTGTAGATATGACTGAAAGCAATTTGCCAACGTCGGCATATTGATCCACATAATCCCCTACGACCACATAATGCTTATATCTTGATTTCTTCATTTGAAGAATAGACTGCTTCATCAATACGCTTCGACAAAGATATTCCAATGAAGGAATTGTCATATCAATACACATAAACTAGTCTTTTGGACTCGTGTATCTACCGATTCCGTTTTTGGAATCTTATCTTTATGAACTTTATGATGATGTTTCTTTGGGTAACAGCAACAGCAGTTGCAACTATCGGCTACGTCTAATTTGACGTTAACTTCGCGGACACCAGCGATTGGAGAGCTCATAGAGCACCTCGTGGTTATGTGCTCTCACAATAACAGGGAAGTGGATTTACATCAAGATATCTTCAAAATGATTCGAATACGTCTCAATTATATCTTTTAGAAATTCTGCTTTTATTTTTCCTATGAATGTTTCGCTTTCTTCATCAAATGGAATTGAATCTTCACCGAAATATTCTTCAGGAGTTGATTCCAATTCTTTCAGAATATCATAGAGTTTACTGTAAAATTTTTGAACGCGAGCACCTTCTCTCATGACTTGATAAATTTCCATTGGTTCTCTGCTGAACATTTTACACCTTTAATTGAAATATGGGCGCATCGGGAGTTGAACCCGAGTCCTTGTCGGAGTTAATACGGATTATTTCACCGGCCCCGCTGCTGTCCGTGAGCCATACGCCCTTAATTTGTTTAGAACCATTGTATACAATATATCATTAGATAATCCTAGTTAAAAGGATAAATCTGACACAAATTTGTATCAAGAATGAGTTGAATCAAATTTGTATCACTTGAACTCTCCATAAGGATAGTAACAATACAGATTTGGAAAACTTTGCCTTATGAATAATGATTCTTCAACAGTACATGGAACATAATTTAAAATTGCAAAAGTGTCTTTATCCTGTGCACCATAATATGTCGCACATAATGCAATATTCATAATGAAATATTCAGAATTTTTAAATTGAAAAACTTCATTTCTTGATCTATCAATGCCAATATATTTTTTGTGGTCTTTAAAATAATATCCCTGTGCACAATAGCTACAGCCGATATCTAATATAGTCCAATATTTAGGAATAACTTTAGAAAGAGCTTCGTAGGTATCCATGAAGCCTAAGAATGTCTCGTCGATATCACAATATTCTTGTGAAAAAACTCTTTCGACTTGATCGGGATATTCTTTAAGAAGGATTTCAAAGAGAGAATGCGTCATTTTTTTTGATTTAGGTCTGATAACTATGCTTATGTTTCCTTTTTAGGCGCATTGCCCTAATTCCTTTTTCTTGTCAAACGATGTTTTTTCGCTGTTTGAGGATATGTGTAAAGGCATCCAATGAGTAGGATCACCACAACAAGCACCTTTTATCCAAGAATAAACGAATTTTCCATCCTGAAATATTCCTTCCCCATGCCAAAGGTCACCCGATTTTACTTTAATCATAGAATTATGCTTGGGTAATTTATCACTGAACTTAATCCATTCCATAAAGATAAATTTAACTCCCCTCTTTTTCAAAAAACATCTCCAAAGCTTCGGTAATAAGATCATATTGATTTGACTTCATACCTTTCAAAATCCTTTTAGCATATATCTCATGAAGCTTTTTCCAATGTTCTTCTTTTAGATAAACAGTTTTTCTAAGCAGTTTTTCTTTTTGAGGTTTTGATGTTTCTACTTCTTGAGGTGTTGCCACCTTGTAATCATCTAATGTTGTTTTCTGAAGAGATTTCTTCTGGATTTGCTTAGAAAATATATCAAGTCTTGTATTCTTATCCATTCTTCAATATCTCTAAAGTAAGATTTCCATATGCAATAGCTCCTGTTGATTCAGGCTCATAATCGAATATTGACTTTCCTGCTAATTGACTTTCTTTTATCTTAACATTTTGAGGTATTGATGTTTTGAAGATTTTACTTCCAAATATCTCAATTAACTTCGAATACACTTCTTTGGCTATTTTGGTTCGAGTATCAAAAAAAGTAAGAAGAACATTTTTGATCTCGATTTTATGATTGATCATCTGTCCAATATTATCGTTAATATGATTCAGTGAATCTATAAAACTGTTGATTCCAGCTAATCCAAAGAAAGAAAGATCAACTGGAAGAATAATTTCTGTAGCGAATAGAAATGCATTGATTGCTAAAGCCCCAAACGTAGGAGGACAATCAAGAATGATAAAGTCGTAATATTTTGGTAATGAAGCAAGCTTTTTTCTAAGACGAAATTCTCTTCCCAAAATTGGCATTTTCAATTCACATCCAGCTACTGAAATGTCACTCGGAATAAGATGGAGATTTGGAATATAGGATGATTTAATAACATCTGCATAATTGCATCCTTCATTGATCAAAAGGTCTCCAACTGTTAGATCTCCATTTGAACTGTTACCTAATCCAATTGTTGAATGACCCTGTGGGTCAATATCTATAAGAAGAACTTTTTTATTATGATAAGCTAAACCAGCCGCAATATTAATGGCTGTAGTAGACTTCCCCACTCCTCCTTTTTGATTAGCAATAGCTATCTTTCTCACATTAATACCTCATAATGTTAAAGCGTATACATTATTTTTTTGATGTATTGATGTAAATACATTTTAATTCGGAGTAATTTTTTTTGCTATTTTTCTTGCTTTAAGATGATTCATTAACCACACAGCCTTACAGACTTCTACAGATTTTTCATATGTTAACTTAAATTTAACCATGATGAGTATTGGAGTAATTTTTCTGTATTTTTGAAATAATTGATCAGCATCTTCAATGATTTGATTCATCATATAGCACTCCTTGTCAGGCATAATTAAATTGCAAGGAAAGTGCCAATTCTATGAAATTTTTTCAATTTTAATTAAAGGGAAGAAAAAACAAGGTAATCGATTAAACAAGAGCTTCTTGCTTATTTTTTGATAACTCTGACTGCATTTTAGATTTTTCTACTGGTACACTTAAAGCCATTGCTTCATTGATTGAATCATCTTCTTCACCTTGATTCATGATCTTTTGGCGTTCTTGTACTGATAGAATAAAGTCTGCTAATTTCATGAGACGATTTTCATCTAATTCCTCAAGTTCTTTCATCGCTTTAGCATTGTTAAGGGCAGCTGATGCTCTATTAGCGACAGACTCCCCTTCATGATGTTTAGCAAGTGCCAAATCAGAAACTGAACGAGCTCTACGTTCTTGTGCAGCTGCAAAGTCATTTTGAGCTTTAGCTTCAATTGATCTAGTGACAATCTCTTGTTGTTCGAGTTGTTGTTGCATTTGTGCTTGCTGAATTTGTGCTTGTTGTTGCTCTTCTTGTACAATGCTTTCAATAACTCCTTTCTTATCAGAAAGAGTTGATTTCTCAAGGAGATATTTATTAGGAATAGGAATCCCAAGCTGTTTCATCTGAATAGCTTGCAGGAATTGTAATTGACGTTGCGAAGCTGTAAGTTCCATTTCTTCAACAACACAATTGAATTTAGAGAATTCTTTTTCGAAGAAATGCTCTGATGGCTGTTTGCCTAAGATGTGAGCAACCTTTCCTTCTCCAAAATTCTCTACAATTAAAGCATCAAATATTTCGCCAACTAACATTTGAGATAGGTTCAAACGATCAAATATATTCCTAAGACCTGTTAAACCAGCTCCCATTTTCAATTTCATTAGAACACCTGACATCTCCTTTGCCCCAAGATTTTGGGCAAAAAGCTCCTCAGGTCCTACGATATCCATGATCTCTTTTTCTATAGTTTGAATAAGTTCCATCCATCCTGGAGCAACAGGAGGAGGAGGAATTTGCACAACATCGCTTGCAAGATTAGCAGAATTTTTAAAGTACATGACTTTACCAGGACCTTGAAAGAATGCATCTTCAGGATTCACAAGAGCATCTTCTTTAACCATTATTCCAGATTGAACTTGGGCATCAAGTACGTCTAATAAACGATTTCGACGACGGTTTAGTTCAATTTGACTATCCACCACATTTCTAACTACACCTTGGTAACGAAAAGAATAATTCTGCACCTCTGGGAAGTGGTAACAAAGAAATGGGACAAAGGGAAATCGATCAAGACCATACGGAGATTGTTCTTCATACATTAAATGATTGTTAACTAATACATTAAGCTTAACTGTTGGAACTTGAGCTTTAATCAGTTTTACATTGGGATTGATTCTTAACAAATATTGAAATTGCTCTTTTGTTCCATTCCAGGGGGCAACTTCCCCTGTTTTTGTATCTAATAATTTTCTTTTTGTTTTATAATCTCTGGTCCAATATTCATCATAGGCATACATCGGAGTCTGATACTGATACCAATTTTGAGCTAGAAAAGGAAACTTACCATCTTTTGCAGCATATCCTTGGTTCAATGAAGGAACTTCTTTAGACACTTTAGGAAAAATTGAATCCAATTGTCTTTGAGTAAGATAACGTCTCGTCCATATCCTTCCACAATCAGAAAGATCAGCTTGAGTCCAATAGGGATCCATCAAAAAATTAGCAAATGGAAGTCTTTCTGTACGAATCATCCCATTTTCAGGATCTTCTCTAAAATCCATCCAAACATTTAGCAGATTCAAACCGCAAGTGACAGCTCCATTAAAACTATCTGAAATCTTTTCATATGTTCTGTCTTGTCTTTTAGACCAATTAAGAACTGCTGTTCTTTGCTCAGCTGTTTCTCCCATATCAGGATCATTATCAGCCGCAATAATAGAAGTTCCAAGACGATTATCGCGCTGATAACCATCTATCATGTTGACTATTCGAAGGATTTTATTGAAAAGAAGGGTGCGATTATTTCGATAATTTATACTTCCATATTGATTGTAGGCATTTTCTTGTTGCCCAGTCATCATTTTCGTATCGTAATCAGCCTGTTGTTGCCATTGTCTCCATAAATTGTCAGATTCTTTCCAGAAATCATCGAGTTCTTTTGCTATCCCATTACTGACAGGCCAGGTCATATTTACCCAAATTAAAATAATTAATTGATAGTATAGATAAAAAAAAACGCTTTGTCTAGCGATTAAACGAGGGTTTATTTAACGTCTAACCCCCAAAGACATTATTTAAATAAGGTATTAGTGCAAGCCATATAAGTGATAGCTATCATAAAAAATAGTGCTAAAATACATATGATTATTAGGAATAAATCTT